GCACCAGCCTTAACAACACCTTCTAATGTGGGATGACTTACAACTTGCCCTGATGATAGAACCCAGCTTTCCCAATGATAACGGCCAACAGATCCTACATCGCCCCTGCCAGCTGCCTGATACATTTGTGGAACAGTTTGAGCCAATGATCTTTCCAGAGCTTCATATTGAGCCAACCCTTGTGCGCCCTCAAACTGGGTATAAACATCGTCGTATATCTTATCACCACCAGCCCACATTCTATTTATCTGAATGCGGTCAAGAACCACGACATCATTGCGTCCCGAAACAAGAAGCGCAAAGGACAAAATCTTATTGGCAATGCCAGTATCTTGAGCTAGACCATAGTACGCTCGGCGTATTTCAGTGCTACTCATGTCTGGATTTGCAATGAGGTTATGCAAACGTGTTAGAGCTGAAACACCATTTTCATCTACCGCCGCCATCTTTTTCAAAAAAACTTTACCAAAATCATTAGCGTTAGAGGTTCCTGATTTGCCGGGTGTTCCAGCTGGGATTGCTTGCGGTACAACTTTTAGCCATTCCGCTGTATCTGCATCCGTCCAAGTTCCATTAGCAGCCTTTTGGATGAATGGCGTAGCAGCTTCTGCAAGTTCAATATACCCACTTTCATGTGGAAACGCTGAAAGTCTGCGAGATAGAATTGACCATAACATCAGTTGACCAGTTAACTCAGGCCCAGCTCCAGAAGCATAGGCATCTTGAAAGTCCTTCTGAATTGATAAACCTTCATCAGCTGCTTTAAGTTGATCAGGGGTCAAGCCTTGAAACCAGCTACCCCATTTTTCAATATTGTTGGAATGCTCAATCATCCAAGATGGTGGCTTTGGAACTTCTACAGAGTTTTGAATCTTTCCCATCATAAGTGCATATGTTTCTTCACTGGCTAACGGGTTTGTAAATTCTTCGCCTAATTGAGTAAGATTTGATGACATCTGTATAAAATTGCTTGGTGTCATATCCTTTTTTATAAATGACTGCTTACCAGTGCCACCAGGTTCTACACCTTGCAGAGTAACTCTGTATTCTGGAGCGAGCTGAGAAACTAACGGTATGTCTGTAGGAGCGCCAAGCGTTACATTTTCAACACTTGCAGCCATTTCTTTGCCAGCTGCTTCTAAGACAGGATCAACAATTAATTTTTGTGGCACTTGACCGGATGGGAGAGCACCAACACCAAATGAGCTTGTAGTTGGCATTTCGCCCGGTTGGTTTAATCTAGTTCCAACTTTCTGCAATGCTTTTTGAATTGCTGGCAGATTTGCTTTTATCTTTTTGGAAACAACAACCCCGACCCCAGTAGCTTCTGCAATACCAGCCGCAATTAATACAATGCCAAGACCCTTAGAAACATTGCTGCCTGTTGTTTTACCATCTTTATAAAGCTGCGCACCTTCTTGGATGTCCATTATGCCAAGCGTTGCAAAATCCATAACGCCAGTACCAACCGGGTTTTTATAACCCCACATTGCATCTGCTATAAAGTTTGCAGATGTTTCGTCAAATCCTACATCTTTCAAGAAATCTAGCGTACCAAAAAAACCATTTTCTCGTATGTTCGGATCACGCTCATCAAACATTGGAGTGCCGTCAGATAATGCTTGCGAGATTGCGTCAGTTGATAAAGTTTTAGGTTCTGCCATCTCTATGACTTGAGGGTCAAAGCCAGCCGCCTCTAAATCCTCTGACGAAACTAATCCTTGTTGCTCTTTAAGTTGCGCATTGTAATCCTTTACATCTTGCACTTTCATATCGAAAGGCTTTTCCGGCGCTGCATCCATTACCTCTGGTTTTGGTAAGTCTTCGCTGCCAATGTTAAACGCACCTCCACTAGCCAACTTTACGAGTACATCATTTTGCTTTGTTTTAGGATTATACTGTCGAATAGCGCTGGACATACGTTTCACATCCGGCTTTGCAAAAGCCATTTCTTCAGCTTCGAGATATCTCATAAGCTCTTGATCTGTATTCATTGTCATTAATTAAAAGCCCCGTTTGCTTCAAAGCGACCTATCAATCCCAGGAGTGAATTATAATTGTTTTGTAATTGCGTGTTAGGTGAAGCCAAACTATCAAACACTGCATCAAGTGCTGCCCTAGGATTTGAGATAATTCTTGAATCGGTTAAATCTAAATTTAGAGGGCTATTTGGGTCACTAAGTGTGTTTCTAAATTCCAACTTAAACTGTCGTCGTAATTTTATAACTTTTTCTTTTTCGACCTTGAGCAAGAGCTTTTCTCCGAATTCAGTAATGTCAGAAAAACTCATAGGGTCTCCCGCCTGATCTCTTTCTCTCCTTATTTTTCTAATTTGACCCAACACATCTTTGACCACGCCTTTTGAAATTGTAAGAGCACTGTTGCCAGCAGTATTTTCGTTTATCTGTGCTCCAAGCCTATTTTCAATTTCTTTAAAGTAATTAGTAACATCTGCTTTAAGCTCGTTTTGCTCAGTTCTCTGATCATCCTCAATTAGATCTACAAAATAATTAAACATTTTGCGGGTCAATTTGTTTTGTTGGAGTAAAAGATTATCAATCGTCAGCGTTCCATTTCTGTGCGCGTCATCAAGAATATCAACAACATTATCATTATCTGCGTCTGAATAGTTATCTGGTGTAGTGTTATCTAAAATTGAATTTTCTAGACTGTTACTTAGGTTTGTCTGTGTTTGAAACCACGGGTTTGAGCGTAAGACGTTTTGTAAAAATTTCTGAACCTTGGGACCATCAAGTGTATAATTATTATTTCCTAAATCGGAAGTTGCAAAATCGTTAATAAATGCATCAGTAAAACCTTGCGCTGGATTGTAATACGTTCTTAATTCATTAAGAGTAACTGTATTTTTACCCTTTAGTCTTCCGCTCATTGCAAATGTATATATTCGCTGCGCAATTTCTTTTTCTTGTTTTACTGCTGACTTAGCTACTTCTTCGTCAAGCTTTGCAAAGCTTGACGCTGACTTTAACGCTTTTTGAATAATTCGATTAGCATCACCGGGTTGAACAGACAGTAAAACTTGTAGAGTGTAATTGCCGCCCTCTTTTCCAATTTTTTCAAATTCTGTCAGGGCGTTTGCCCTGCTTTCTGAAAAGTCTATTTCGTCTTGAGTTTCTTCCAAATTTTCAAATGCAGTAAGTGCGTGGTGCAAAGACAAAACACGTTTTTGGTCAGTACCAGCCCATCCCATCACTAGCTGTTCTGCAACAGCTGGTAAAATATCAGATCCTATTTCTTCAACCAATTGTGGGTTAATAGTTTGATTTTTCAGCGAACGGAGTAAGATTTGACTAAAAGAGGCCAGATCAGTTGTAAGGCCTTCAAGATCCGCGCCTGGATCTCCATACGTTTTTATAATTTGTTTTTTTAGCGCACTGTTTGACGCAGTGTGTCGGGCTTCAATTCTATCATTGATTTTTTCACGCAGCGAAAAAGCTGCATTTGAGCTGGCAACTCGAAACTCTTGATCAAAGATATTTTTTGATGCTTGAGATCCTCTAAATCCAGACATCAGTCTAGATCTAATCCCATCCATTTCTGCATTCCATTTGGAGTTTTTACCGCCCTCAAAAATAGTATTGTCTGTTCCCCTTGCAATTCGAGCAGCAGTATCTCTTATTTGTTCTTTTGCGCCAAAAACGAGCTCATTACGCTCAGTTTCATCAAGCATTTTGTATTTTAATTCAGCGTAGCTTCCCACTTCGTTAAGAGCAGTTTGGACCACACTTGATTGCTCAATTATTGATCTTGGACCCGCCATAGACATCCTAGCTGAAATAGAGCGTCCTGGCACTTCTCGACTCATTTGAGCTTGAGATGTAAAGAGTGGAATTTTCATTAAAACCTCGATGTTCTTCCAGATCCAAGATTAGGAACATTAAAACTAGAATGGTTTTGGCTAGAGTTTTGATCTCCAAACATGCCGCTCGACATACCCATCCTTGCTGCACTTCCAAATCCAGATATTAATGATGCTGTACCTTGAGCCCGCATTCCAGCGGCTGCGTATCCAGCTTCCATTCGAGACATTTCTGCATTAAGACGAACACCCTCTTTAGCATCTGTAATTTGCATATTTGTTATAGCATTATTAAAGGCTCGTACTTTAACGTCATACTCGAACTCTCTTGCATTTTGCCGCAGTACACGCATGGGAGTGCCTTGTGCGACCTCTACTCCAGCAGCTGCGTAGCCAGCAATTACTTTACCTTGAACGCCAGAAAAACGATACCTATCCCGCTTTTCATCCAATAAAAGATTTGCATTGATAATTTTTCTTTGATTTTCAAGGATAGTTAAATCACGCTCTATAATATTAGCGTTAAAATCCCCCACTTCCTTTGCAGCTTTTGCAGCCCTATCAGCAGCATTTTTGGACGCAACGCCCCCTGCAATACTTGTACCCATTCCAAAAATTGCTAAAATAGTCATTGGGTCAATGGGCATTTTGTAATCCTAAATATCAAACGTGTTTAACCGTGGGAATATCGCCAACACTGTTAGAGGCAGAGGTTGCGCTTGTCTGATAAAAATCTTGGCATCATCATCAAACCCGCCAGGAAACTCAATTTCACGATCACCCGTGAACAGCGGTATAGCTGTATCCATCTCCATTGAATCATCGCGAAAGAAAATTCGATCTACATTATTACTATCTGTTCCAATTTCTGCGCCCACTGTTTTATCAAAACGAACTGTGACTGCGTGAATCCGCTTGGGTTTTCCCTGGGAGGTTCCATCGACAGATCCTGCTTCCAACCTTAGTGTTTGAAGTGTTGAAGTATAACCCAGCCCCACCGCTCCAGATGTGATAGAAAAATCAAACGTAATACTTCCAGAGGATACGGTTTTGCTTGAATGGGTTGCTCCGTTTGCAAGGATAACTGTGTTTTGACCTTCAAGATGATAAAGCGCATTTACGCTAGTAATTGCAGATCCAGAATAAACTAAACCGCTATCGACGAAAAAGGACGTTGTTGAACTGCTGCCAAAATCAAATGGTTTTAAAACTTCGACATATCTTTTGGTTTGACTGTTAATTGTGCGCTTAACAATCATATAGAGTTCGTCTTCGCCGGAATCGGTTGGAAGACTAATAATTGACTCAACCATCGCAATGCTTTGGTCTGTGGTCGCAAGCCTAGTTGAATCAGAACTACTTACTTTTAGAAGTTCATTTGCGCTGGGGCTTGTTTCTTTAATCGTTACAATGTTTGACGCGGGGTTGCTGACTGTAAAATCAGAATGTGCATTTACAGCCGTAAAAATATTATCGGCTGTTGTGTTGTTGTTTGTATTTGGACGAAAGCCTGTTGATGATGTCGGAGCTGATGACCCGGATGCCTCAGATGTAAATGTGACGGTTGTTCCATCACTTTTTGTAAATGTAAGAGTTGTGCCAACGGCTATGTTTGCATAGTCAGTTACCGTTACTGTACATTCGGAGAAGTGACCACCGATCACATGCTTATGCCAGGCATAAACATCTTCTTCTCGTCTATATGTCAATCCCAAAAGAGTACCGTCTGTTCTCCTACCCCATATAATAGATTCGGGTTCTTGCTGAAACGCAAACTCCAAAACACCGCCTTCTGTCAGATGCTCTGCCAGAATTGTAATGTCAGGAGCTGTGTATGCATCCTGATTTACATCACCTGCATATTTAAACTCACGAACCTTGCGTGAACCGCGCTGAATAAATAATGTTACGTCTGCAACTTGCACGGGGTCTGCATCAGTACAACCGTAGTTTGAATATTTTCTAATTACAGTAGCTGTTGGGGTTACTGGACCGCCATTTGTTGTTGTTAAAACATATTCGCCACCGCTCGTTCCTATTGTCATTACACGCGTAGCTGAAAGATACCTGATTGCGTTTACTTTGTTTGATGCAATTGTGTAGATAAGAGCATCATCATCGTTGGTTCCCACCGTAAAATTATCATAATCGGCTGATTTTGAAAACCAGAGCGTTTGTGGATTATTATTTGTTGCGCCGAAAACCAGCCTTTGCTCAAAGAATGTAACAACAGATGGATAGTTATTTGTTGCGTTATTTAAATTTGGAGTTGGGCTTCCAGAAATGCTTAGCGTAGCAATCGTCCAATTATCGTGATCACTTCGCGATAGTGTCCTTATCGCGTAAGAAGGGTGACAAAAGTACATCACGTCAGCGCTTTGTGCAAATCGCAGATTATCTAAATCTGAATGAGCATAAGGCGTTGTAACTTCATAAATTTTTGCAGTTGTTACACCACTGTCAAAGGTTGTAAATCCTGTCGTATTGATGTCTACATTATACAAATCTGTTAATGTAAACGTATGTGTTGTGACATTTGCAACTCTATAGTTACGAGTTTTTAACTCGCTCATTGCGCCTGTGTTAGTAAGGTAAACTTCATCTCCGTTACTATATCCGTGAGAGCTGGATGTAAGTACGCCAGGATTGGCTTTTGTAATTGCTGAAATTGTTTTTGCTGCATTTAAAACTTGAAGACCATTTCTAAATACACGCATATAAAGGTTGCCGAATTCCAGAGCATAGGTATCAGCAGTTTTAAACTCAAAGGGGATAAGGCGCGCTATGTTATCACTTGCTTTAACCTCTCCTAGATATTCTGTGCCTGGTCTGCGTTGAACACCGCCATGCGGTTGAACGATCATATTGGTTAAATCAGACAGACCTTCTCTATATTTTTCAATAGAAACGCGACCTTCTAATCGCGGAGATATTTCTCCAGCTGTAAAACTGGATAGCGCTGGGGCAGAGCGCGCCATTAAAAACGACTTTCTATGAAATCACTGCTTTCTATTTTTTGAGGTGCGCCCTCTGTACCATCGACAAACCGAGCCTCACTAAGTTTTGATTGATACATAGCTGTTGTGAGTTGAACCATTGAGCTGGAGCCCGTGATCGAATAGCAAATTTCTGAGGCTAAACGAGCTGCTAAAGCATCTATGAGATTGGCATCGTACTCATTTGGGTCAGTAATTCTGCCAATATATTTAATTTTGGCAGTTCCTTCATCTGTAATAAGCCTGCGACCTTCGACGACAAAAACAGGCCCACCGCTATTAGAAAGCATATTGTCTTGAGGATAGCCCATTGTTCCATTGTTAAACTCTAGCACTCTGAGACAAAAAGGATCTGTAGGCAGAGGGTACTGGTATGCATATCCAAATGCGGGCGTTTCTGTTTCCTGATTTAACTCGGCACGAGTTATAAGGCAGTTCCAGGGATGCGCCCGGAACACCGTATCTCGCACACTATTGAAGCGTTGGTTTATGATCCTCGCGGGCTTAGAGTTTTCATCGAGGGCAGCAATGTTTGATGCACCAATTGTATTGAGCGAATAATTAGCAATGTCTACAACTGAGGTCATGCCTGAGCCTTGTTTTTGTTTATCAGTGAAATTCGTTTTGCTTTTTTCTTTGCATCCGCTTTGGAAGATGCACCCCAGGCCTTCAGAGAAAGAAGTAAGCGAGTTGGCTTACCGTCTTTGTCTTTTTCTGGGCCTGAGTTGTTTCCCATGCGCGCCAGGAAGGAAGCGCGCATGGGATTATTACCCGACGATACTGGTGGCTTAAGATTGCCGGAAGCTGAAGCTCTCCCTTTGGCGTTGAGCCCGCCTTTAGGATTTTGACCTTCTTTTAGCTAACGACATAGTTAATCTGAAAAGCCATGTCACCAGCTGTGCCGCCTGTTGCGTTAAAAGTAACAGCAACATAGTAGTAACCGCCGGGATCAACTGAAGCACCAGCGAGTTCCCAAGCTTTCTTTCCAGCCGTATTAATGTCGGCTGCTTCGTGTCGAACGTCTGCCATTGCAGCGGCATCAGCCACTGAAGAAGCAAACAGATCTTCGTCCACAACTGTACCGTCTGTTTGATACAGACCTACATTAAATGTGCATGATCCACCGAAAGTGTCAGTTCCGATAAAGATGTTCGGAATAGAGGAATTTGATGGAATGGGTGCAAGCATAACAATATCATTGTCAGTACTATCTCCCGCAACAAGAGCAATGGTTCCTTGCGCTACACGAAGTACGCCGTGCAGTTCTTGAGCATTACTCATGACCTGGGGGCTGGCCTCATAGTTAGCTATGAGCGTTGAATTTTTAGTAGTCATTGCTCAACTCCTATGATTCTGCGCAAAGGATAGAAACGACCTTCGCTTCTTCCATGCGGGTTGCGCCGATGCTCTGACAATAATAAACCTGAGTGGCGTAAGATTTGTCAGCGCGTTCATCTATGCGTGAAGACGGCTCTTTGCCGACTGCAAGCTTGATACCGTCCATCGCAAAAGCAAGAACCTGACGGTCACTTGAGCTTGTTGTTAGACGATTTGACGTAATGAACTCAAAGCCACAGAAGGTATTTATAAGACCTTGAGCAAGAGCTTTGACAGTGTTGAAATCTGAACTTGTCACTTGAGTTGTACCAAGCAGATCAGAGATTTGTTTTGGTGATGCAACACAAAAACGCTTGATAGATGGATCAACATTTCCCGCATCAAGAAGCTCTTTTGCTTCTAGAAGTTTAGCAATTGTTAATCCAGCGCTCCCATTCGCTATAATATTACCCGAAGCAAAAGATGTTGTGCTTGAGCCATCTTTTCCAGTTTTTGAATCTCCCAAGGCAGCAGCAATAATTACGTCATCCATTGCTCTGCCCATTGCAGCAGCAGCCGCACGGCTGTATGTGCTTGTGGGGTCAATAAGCAGACGCACTTTGTCCTGATCATCGATCAAGTCAGCGTACTCATAATCTGCTAAAGTTACCATTCGCCGAGAATGGGGGGTTTCAACAAGCGGTGTATCCGCATGTCTGCTTGTTCTCAGGACTGCGCTTGCAGCGCCCACCTGATCAAAAAAAGCTTTTTCACCGTTAACAGTTTCTACATCCACCGCGTTGCGAAGGTTGCTGCCCATCTGCTGCGATAGCATTTGGACGTTTGACGAAAACTGATTAACGAAAGCAGTAGTAATCTGAGTAGACATTTGTCTCTCCTACAATCGTTAAAATTTGGGGTTTTTTCGCCGGGGTTATCCATTTACGGGCCGTGGCTTGGTTTTAAGTCTGCTGGACTGCTTGGCTCACAAGCTTGATGTCGTGGGTCTTTAGAAGGTTATCCACTGTACTCACGTAACCGTAGAACTTCAGCTACATAATTGTCATGTTCGGGATGCTGTTTATCCCAATATGGGCCGTTGGTTTGCGTGAGGTCAGTGATTTGCCTCGACGCTTCCGCTGGTGTCATTATCATTTCGCTTGTTTCTCCAACCAATTGGTCTTCGCCAATTTCTTTTGCAAGCGTAGAAAACATTCTGATTATGTCAGGATGATCGCCAAGCATCCTACCATCAGCAAGTTGTATTTCTTCGAAAATCTCAACGCCGCCCAAGAGTTGTTTTGCAGCGCCTTGTGCAGCTTGTATTTTCTGATCGAAAGCTTTTCCGTATTCTGCGCGAAGCTCTTGCTCACTTTCATAGATGGCGTTTTCGCCAGCCTCTTTGAGCGCCTCGTTTCTGCTGTTTTGTTGGTTCAGATGAAAATCTGCAACCGCGTTAGCTTGCGCTTGGCTAAGTCCTGATTCAAACGCTTGTTTCTTGAGTTGTTCTGCAACACCTTTATCTAATCCATCAAATTGATATGCATCAACTTGTGTGGGTGCTCCCAGCTTTTGATAAACCTCGCGCCACTCATCAGGGGTTGCGCTTTTGTTTGGAATTGAAACTTTATCAGCTCCTATCATTCTGTGTGCATGAACGTAAGATTTAGCTAGGCTCCCTGCGTCCTGGAAGTTTCTCAGAGCGGGTTCAGATCGGAGCTCTTCTGGGATGCTTTCTAAAAAGTTTGGGGCTGCAATAGCCTCTTGAGATCCAGCGTCAGCTTGGATTGCCTCTTCACTCATTTATTGGTTCCTTTGTTTCGGACAACATTCTGACGATCAGCAGCAATGCTGCTCGTTGTCCTTCGTTAAATGCACTTTGATAAGGATCGCCAGAAAATGTGGTTGCCTCAAAGCCAAATCGGCGTTTGAGATCATCAAGCACTTGCTCCCCATCTTCCGAATGAAAGGTTCGACGGTATTTGAGCTTCAGCTCTTCTAGTTTTTTGTTCATTGTTGAAGTGTTTGACCGTTCATCGCACCTTGCATTTGTTGAAGCATATCTGAACCATTCTCAGGATTTTCTTGCATCACACGGGCAGTTGCTTGGGCTTTTGCAAGGCGAATATTGTCTACTTCTGCTTTGCTTCTTATTACGCGCGCTGGCATTCCGGTAGTTTCGACAACGTACTGAACAAGTTTATCAGAATCTAAATAATCCATAACGGGCGCAACTTGAGCCATTTGAAGCATAACCTCAAAGCCTCTAAGCATTGATTGTAAATCTGTAAGCTTTTGAGCCTTTGCTAGTGGACTGACATACTCAATATCAATATCGAGTCCTTGCAATTCAGCCGGGGGGGTCGGGAGAAACCCGCCCCGGAGCAGCAACGCAAACGCCCGGGAAATCATTGGCTGAAGCAGCTCAGCTTGAAGCCGACCAAGGACTGGCCCTAATAGACGCATTTTTTCTTCGTTGCGCTGCAAAACTTCTGTCGCAGTCATATTTGACCCCTGCCCAAGTAAGAGCTGGTCCACGAAAAAGGCTTGGCGAATAGCGTTTCGTCGTTGCTCTTCCATATTAAGGCCAAGCGCATTGTTTGCTCCAATTTGGAGCGGCTCCATACGATCTCTAGTACCTGATCTGTAAAAGTTAAGAGATCCTGGAGTTGTTCTAATTGGCCCCATAAATCCATCATCTGGAACCATTAGGGGTGGATCAATTTGTTTTTGCGCCGCCTTGATTGTTGTTTCACTCATTTTGTTGAGCATCTTTGTATCTGGCAGCGCCGACATAGCCGGGGATCTTCCATACGTAGATACACTGTCTTTTACAAATCTTGTCACCATAAACGGGAATTCGTCAAAGCCCCCTTCGCTTAGAAGCTGCCTATCATCTGCTGTGTAATAGACGCTTGCTATAGGCTTGTCACTTCCTCTAGCTCCACCGCTTTCGGATCTAGGATAAACAACATGAACTAGGTCATGCTCTTTATATGGGTCATCATCTACATCTTTTTTAATTTTTGGCGACAAGCTTTTAGGAAACTGCATTGAGATAGCCCGCGCTGTCATTTTAAAATGGCGATAAACTGTATCAACGCGGCCTTCCTGATTTTCGCTTACACATATTTCTGCAATATGTCGTGTTGAAAAACGTAACCCTTGGGGATCTTGTTCTACGTAAAATGCAGCAGTTCCGAAGACTACTAAATCATAATAAAGTTCATGGATCTGTTCTTGGAAGTTTGATCTCTGAAACGATTTGTACATCTGATCAAGGCTTGCCTCTAACCATTCGTTAGCCAAATCGTTTTGTTGGAGCTCCATATCTCTGTAACGCATCGAAAACCAGGGCGTACTTGGGCTTGTGAGCATACCGTGAAGAGATGATGCGAGTAGCTCAACCGCGTGGATAGCAGTTCCATCGAAAATTAACTCTGTGCGCTTGTCACCCTGCATTCGTTTTTTCGTAATGTCAGCTTTTCTGGGCAGCATATAATCAGCGAGTTGTTGCCAATGATTTTCCCAATTTGTTCGCTGAGAGCGCAGCGTTTTATAACGCCGATCTAACATTTGAACTAAAGGCGTTATTTCAGCCATATTTTTTGCTCATCATTGTTTTCTTTTTTGCAGTCTTTGCGCTGTCCTTAAAATCTTGCGCAGATGGAGCACCCTTTTCACCAGGCTGGCGCATTGGTTCACCACGCTTTCTTTTTGCATGAATATTTGCATATAAACCTTTATTTGCCATTTGATTTCCTTGTCATCAGGGTTGGTTTAGGTTTCTTGGTCAAGATACCATCAAGTATTCTGCCATGCGTTCTTCCAGCTTGTTTTTGCTGCAAACGCTCAAGCGGATCTACAGTCATACGACCAAGCTCTTGGGCTGGCTGATAACTGTTAGCACCCATAATTCCAGCTTGGTTTTGTGGTTTGATCTTCACGATATCAAACCTCGACGAGCTCTAAATGTTCCATCGTCATATTCTTCATCAGCATTTAACAATCCACCAGGTGTTGTTAAAATTGTTGATCTGCGCCCTTTTGTGTACATCTCAATTGCATCGTCCTCAGAAGCACCCGTACTTGTGAGCTCAGCAGCGTCTTTTTCCATCTCACCGCCTTTTGCTGTGGAAGATGTGGAATATTGGGCTCCCTCACTGACATTTGACAGAGCATCGCCTGAGTTTATTGTTGTTTGATTTGAGCCAACTTGACCAAGTGCAGAAGACGCTCCACCCGCAGACGCTGCGTTTTCTCTGGCTTGTTGATCATAAAAGCTTCTCCAATAACTGGCATCCTCTTGCACCGCTCTTTGATAAGCCGTTGCATCTGGATATCTTATGCCTTGAAAAGTAAGAGCCTCGTCTAAAGCAGCATTTGCAGTTGCTAACTCAAGCTGACGGGCTTCTTCATCAGGATCAATAAAACTTGAGTTTTCTTGAATAACATCTTCAACACCAGCTCCCGTTCCAAAAGTATCGCTGCTTTGATCAACAACGTCTTCATATGCCTCATTCGTTGTTTCTGTTGCCTCACGACTTGCAGCAGTATCATCAACAGCTTCAAGATCTAAATCTGCAACTAACTGTGGCCCTTCATCAAGATCATCCCCATCTTCATCGCCTTCGTTATTAGTATTTGCAGCATCCCAAGCTTCTTGATCTTTAAGAATTTGTTCGTTCTTTGCGTCCACATACGTTTTGGCCATGTTAAATACACGAGCAATTTCACCGCCAGTACCTTTTGCTCTTGCGCTAGGAGCAATACCAGAAACTGCATAATGGTCATGGTCCTTTAAACCAGCATCAATCATCTCTTGAGTAACGCCGATCTCTCTGTTCGTTTCAAATCTTTTACCATCTGATAAAACTATGTAAGACCGTGCATCTCCACCAAATCTAGCACCCCCCTGACCGACTATATCATTAACATCAAATGTCATAAGCTCTGGACGAGCGCCTGATGTATCAGTATTTGAACTGGTGCTTTGTGTGGATGGTGTGGAGCTTTGTGCCTCAGAAGATGAACTACCATTATTAGACGTTATAATGCTAGATCGTGGAAAAACGGAATCGTATGATCTCTGCGTTCTTTCATCCACACGACTAAGATAGTCAGCGTCTTTTTCTTTCAAATTCAAATCCATCGCAACATCGTCAAATATCTTTGTAAGAAAAGATTTGTTTGCCATTTTATCTCCTTCTATGCCGCAAAAGGATCATATTCGCGCATAGCATCTTTTTGCGGGGGCCGGGATGTGTCTCTTACTTCTCTCAGGCCAACCGCAAAATACCGAAACGCATCCGCTGCATGGCTAGACCAATCGTGAACTGGTGAGCTCCTAAAGCTCCTCGTTCTCTCATTATACGCCCTGTGGTACTGCCTCAAAGCCTCTAACCCTACCTTTGTCTTCTCCCGGTCAAAATAACACCTCGGGATCAACAGCTTTGCAGCATGTATACCATCCTCAACTGGAAGCTTTGGAACAACCCGAAAGTTTAATCCCAGCTCCCAGGCAACCTCTTTTCGAGACTTACCACTCCCTAGCTCACGCACCTCAATGTCATGCGGAGCAAAATGGTTTCCATACAAATACTTTTTGCTGTTGAGAATATGACAATAATGAGGCAATCCCTCGTTTCGCGCCTCATAGTAATCTATAACATGGATCGCCCTGCCAACCGTCTGCGTAAACCAAACAGCCGTTGAATCATTCAAACCAAGATCAAAAAATGTATCTACCTTTACAGCCGGGTCATAAGGCACATTGCATACCCTCCCATCACCCTGCGCCTCTTCCAACTCTTTGCCATAAATAGCGCCCGGAACATTCGCATTCCAAGAACACTCAAACTCCTGATTATACTGATCCTCAGACATCATAGCCCGAGCAGCCTCTAACTCCTCATCATCCAGCAAGCCCGTTTCACTCGCCTTGTAAACTACAGTTAACCAATCCTCATTCGCACACGCTTGCTCGTAAACATCAAAAAAAGCATTGTGACCCATCGGTGTACCAACAAATATCCCCCAACCCTTACGATCCGATAACGCAGGGCGCAAAATCTCAGGAAAAACATTCTCCGGCATCTGTGCAACCTCATCCATCACAACGCCGTCTAAATATATCCCCCTTAAACTATCCGGGTTCTCAGCCCCCAATAGGCTAATCCTAGAACCATTCGGTAAATCACACCGCAATTCCGTCTCATTAAATTTCGTATTCCGTATCCTACCAGCAAACTGCTTCAAATAATCCCATGCAACATTCTTAGCCTGGCGATACGTAGGAGCCATATAAGCATACCTACAAGCCTTTCTCTCATTAAGCACCGCATCCCTAAGAAGATGATTAACAGACCATACAGTCTTACCCCAACGCCTGTGACAAACAACAACCCCCCAGCGCTTCTTCTGCATGTCAAAATGTAACTTCGACTGCAAAGGTCTAGGCGAATATGGAATGACGATCTTCAAGTGTGTGGTTCCTGGATAGGTGGATATATAGATACAGAAGGCAGCAAAAAATTTCGGGGGGTGGGGGTCTGCCTGGCCCCAAAAAAACAACGCACCGGGTATGTCCCCCGGGTCCAAAGCATTACATTACAGTAGGTTAACAGTAGCTGGTCGCATCCTGGTCGCAGAAACTACGCAATCACTTTTAAAAAAACAAAACGTTGGCCATGCTTCGTGCGCGAGAACACTGACAGTCTCAGATACAAGTATAGATACTAAGCACTATGTCTCCTATCCTGGCCTAGCTCTTGGTCGTGGAGCTGAGCTCATCGTCGAAGACTGTATGCATTGCGCGATAGCATCTTTATTAATCCTATACATCACTGGGTAGATTGCTTCCATAGCGTCCTGGCATTGTTTGTGAGAAGCGAAGAGCATCTTTGCCTGGTATTCTTGAGCGTCCACAATGTAGGCTAAGATGAGCACTGTGTAGAAAGTGATCAATCTGTTGCTGCCTCAATATCTCCGTTTGCCCAAGTCAGTGTTATAGATCCAGTATTGGTTTGATCTTCTGTCTTATCTCTAAGACCGAGCGGTTGTAGCTGCCGGATATATTTATCCTTTTGATCGGCTTCTAGTCTTCTACGCTGGACTTCAGCCATAGCCATCTTTGGATCATCTGGCAGTGGAGCTGATACCAGCTCTAGGATTTCATCTCTAAGCATTTCGCATTGAATATTCCTAGCTGCTCTATACTTATCGTAAGCATCACTATCTTCTCTAATATGCCTATAGACTGTGCGATAGCTTGGAAGTGCTTTAGATTGTTCACAGATCTTTACCAGTGATCTGCCTTCAATCAGCTCATCACAAATAAAATCTAACTGCGCTTTTGTCACGCGAACTTTAGCCATTACATTTCCAAAAAAAAGGCCAGCGGTAAGGCTGACCAGTTACTCTCAACAGACGAGATCTTTTAAACAGACAGGTGTTTCAATTATATCGTTCCGATACCACATTTCATGCATTCGATCAAGTGCCTTACTATATTTATCGTAGAAGCTTGACATGATCTGTCATTTTGTGATCAGTGTAATATATTTCTAGGGGTATGGTCACTCCTGGTTTGCTTAATGAAGACGGCTAGATTGGTCTATACGCCAGAAGTAGATCGATCTAGCCTTTTGCTTAGAAGATCTTGGCGAGTAGTTCATCGTCATCTTCAGCTTTGAGCTTGTAATGCAATCTGATCAGCGCATCGAAGTATCTGCGCTTGATCTGTCTTCCATCAGCTAAGCCTTGAATTCTTGCAAGCCTATTCCATTGCGGTCCACGTTCCCGGAAGGCTGCGCTTTGAGCTACTGCCCAAACCAATCTTCGATCATCGCTGTTCATCTTATCAATGCCAAGGCATAAAACTTTATCATACTGCGAAATTTCTGCTGGTGTTGGCTTAGGTAACTTGGGAGCAAAGTCTGAATAACCGTAAGCACTCCATTCTTGTACATACTCAGGCCATGAGCTCAGCTTTTTTTTAACAATGGCAAGTGGTAGCTTGCGCTCTGTTTCAGCTGCTGTCAAAAACATTTCATCAAGATCTGTCATTGAGTACTTATCCACAGTGAAATCGCTTTTTTGCTGGTGAATAATAGTTCTGGCCCCTATGCTTAGCTAAGCGCTATTCTAAGCATCTTTTTATTTTTAAGTTTTAATCACTTTCTTTTTTGCAGTTCTTAGCGCTATTCTATGCGCTTAGCTAAGCGCTTAGCTAAGCATGTAAACGACAAGTCGATTTTAAGAACGAGCTAAAAAACTAGTCAATACTTAAACTTATCCACAATACATGATCTTACTTTTACCGCGCACCACCGCGCAAGTTACGTAGCGTCACCGCCGGGCCACTCAGGCGGTCTATAGCCGTTTAGCATCCACTCAATAACTCTTTGAGCTATTGGATTTACTGGCCTTGTGTCATCATCCGTTTCCCATTTTCTAACCGTTCTTGGGTTAGTTTTGAGGATGTGTCCTAGCTGAGATTGCGTAAGGCCCAGCGTCTGCCGGGCCTCTTTGAATTGTTGCGGTGTCATCTTATACTCTTCCCATTGCTTGAAAACACGCGACTGCACTTGTGTAAGGAATTGATTGCTCACCAAACGCCAGAGGCATTTCTAAGTACCATTCATTACGTCCACCACCTGATTCAAAGCCGCCAATAATGCGAAAGGTATTTCCATCAATATCTTCGCCCTTCCAAGCACCGCCAGATACTTTTTCTAGCTTACTAATATTGCGCGTATCCCATATGATGCGTCCGTTTACTTTTACCTTGTTGTTACTGAGTGTAATCGTTGTCATTGTCATCTCTCCTGAGTTAGTGGGCTTCATTGCCCGTTCATATATTATATATAGGGCCATTGGGCCTAATTACAATAGGTACAAGTAAAACAATTTAACTTCTTCTAAGCATTGCGTGTGTGATACGGCTTGCAATCTTCATAACCTGATCAAAATCTTCCTGATCCATCATCCTGATATTACGCACTGTCTCTTGAAAGCGCAGCTCTCTTTCTGAGAATAGCTGGCGGGTCACTGGCTTAATCTCGTAGTTAATCCGGGGAAGCTTTTTAGTGTGCATCGTTCATACTCCTAATGGGTTACAACTCTCGCATCTGCTTGAGCCATCCACGGGTTCGTATGCCTGATACTCGCCCGATACTCTCTTCCACTCCTCGCCCCCAACCCATCCAGATCCTCCACATTCTCCACAAACATCATCAATGGGCTCAAGCTCCTTCATCCTCATCGCAAGTGATCTGAGTTGTTCTGCCATGAGCTTCTCCACTGGCCCACTAAACAAAACCTTTCTGTCCTTCTTTTCTAATGCTGACACTGGCTGTACCGTCCACCAAGCTCCATCAACCTTGTCATCAAACAGCTCAAACAGCATGTGAGCGACCTTATGCTTAGTCTTCATCATCCCCAAATATGGCCTCTTCAATTCTCCATTTCTTGTATGTATAAGGTTTCGGCGGCTCCACTCTTAGGATCGCGTCTTCCAAGACATCTACCTTTCCTGAGCCACCACATACATCGCACTCAAAAACAGCTACATGAGCGTCATCAAATCGCCCTGAGAATACTGGTTGTTCCCTTTCTCCCTGGCCCCTACACCTGGGACAGTTCACCATCACTGGGTCAGCCATCGTTAACCGCCTTGATCGTTTGACCAATCCGCATTGCAATTTGTGGAACAATTGCGTTGCCTAGCCCTTTAAGTCTGTCCACCCGCTTGGGTATCCCATTAGCCACTCGACCCACTGGGGGTTCAGGCTTCCAGGTGTTGCTTCTTTTCTCCCCACTGCTCTGCGTAGGCACTCGTCTCCTATCGCGCTCTCTGCCCAGTTCGCCACGTCTCCCGTCATCTTCCAATCTCGCGCTCGAGGTGTCGGCCACATCTTCACTGCTCTGTTGAGCGTGACTTGAGTGTGCTTTCCTGTTTTTGGGTTGTAAGCTCTTTCGTTTGGTTTCGGTGTTTTGCCATTCTTGTCTGTCAAGTTTTCTACAAGCTTTTCGCCTGCGTTGTTTGCTGTTGGTGTCGGCCACATCGCAACTGCTGTTGCTAGAGGATTGCCGCTTGATGGGATTTTCTTTTCGTCTCCCTTGTGGTTTTTGTACGGCCCACCTGTTGAGGCTATTGGCGTTGGCCACATTTCTTGCGACGATCCAGAGTCGCATTCTTCTGTGTGGGGCATCGACGGATACAGCTCCAAGATGAAATGTTTGGACTGCGTAATCGGCTTTGTCTGCCAAGTCAGAAAGCACTTCGTCGAGGCCCATAGTGATGTGGCCAGAAACGTTTTCACAAACAACCCAATCTGGTCTGACTTTTTGAATAATGGTAAATATTTCTGGCCAGATATGTCTGTCATCTTCACTGCCTCTACGCTGCCCTGCTTGACTAAAAGGTTGGCATGGGTATCCGGCTGTGAGGATGCTTGGTCTGTCTCCGATTGCGTGAATAATGGGAGTTGGGTCATCAGCAAGTTCCTTTACGTCTGTAGCTATCGGCACATTAGGCCAGTGCTTTGCTAATACCTTTCGGCTCCAAAGCTCTATGTCGCAGAACAAGACAGGCTTGCTCAAACCAGCCCATTCAAAGCCCAAAGCAAAGCCGCCTATGCCACTGCACAGATCAACGTGTGCCATGAGTTTGTCAGCCACGGTCCAGCTCTCTAGCGTATGCTGCAAGCAACAATGCTTCAGCTCTATGCTCATGCTTCTTGAGCTTGAGATCAGTGGCAAGCTTGGGAAACTGTTGGATAGCTAGTTGTCTTGCGTAATCTTTGTCCTTGGTCACACGCATCTTTTTTTTCCACGCGTGAGGAGAATGGATCTCATGTCGTAGACCTACCATCTGTAGGCATCCCAGGATCTGACCGTAAGCCATTGCAAGATTGAAAGTAGAGCTGGCATTTTGCATGGGTCTAGCGCCCTGCTTTTCAATCACTACAAAATCTATGCTTGTACTGTTGAGGATATGATCCAGCTCGTGGCAGTTTATACCGCCCGATTCAAAAACAGGCAAATCGTAAACCTGCGCCCAATCGCCAGAAACAATAGATATGCCGCCTGTTACATAGCCGGGATCAATTCCACAATAAACCTTCTCACGCATCAATTCTCGCCCATGTAAAAACTATTTGGCTGAACCTTGCCCATAGATTTATCTACTATCCGGTTCATAAATGTTGACGAGGGAATAGTTTTATCCTTATGATTTTTAGTTAAGCACCAACGTCTTGCAACTGTTGCGTGGCTTGCGCCCAATTGTCTAGCTAACTCCGAGTACGACCAGCCGTTCGACTTTCTAAATTCATCAAGTGTCATAACGTAATATGTATCATAGCTTGACTTATTTTGTCTAGTTCCTTAAGGAAAAAATATGCTTAACTATTTTAGTCAAGAGGCTTATAAAATGTTTATGGAAAATAATTTAGAAGCACGAATAAAAATGTCTGGAATGACAAAGAGAGAGGTCGCAGCTGCAATCGGCGTGACCCCCGAAACACTGTCTCGTCAAATTCATGCTAAAGTTTCTCTTTCTGTTTCAGATGCGGAAAGATACGCGGCTATCCTTGGTTGCACTGTTCAAGAAATCCTATTTAAAGTTAATCCAATTCCAATTGTTGCCAGGGGGAATGTTGACGAAAATGCAAAGGCAACGAGATTGCCGTGTATGAAAGATGGTAAATGCACACCGTGCGGTTATATTTACGCACACGATTACTACAACTCAGATTTCGTCGCAATGCACTGGACAGTAAGTACACTTCTTGCTGATTCAAAAGATGTAGGGTATGAGCACTTGTGGAATGACACCTTTAGTTTCATGCTGCGAGATCCCATCGAAAATTCTTATGTGAGCAAAGAATGTTTTCAACAAGTGTGCCTTATAAAAATTAAAGGTGACGATAATCTGCAAGGTGGTGAACTGTACCCAGAGCCTCGAGGCCTCTACACAATATATTCACCTTATAATGATGAAGCCATGCGTGAGATGGAATTGGAATGGGCAAGTCCGGTTGTATCTATCGTTTATAGACCAACCTTGAGAGGGATGCATGTTAAATGGGTTTAAGTTAATTTTTTAAGTCATGTACCTTGACAGGAAAGATCAAGTAGTCTTATCGTAATCCAGGGTTGATTTCCGAGGTTCACGATATGTTACACAGCTTGCCGCACTGGTCAGTTCGTCACAATTATTTTCATCACAGCAATCCACGCTCAAAAGATCGTTCTCGAAACTTCTTTGAGAAGGTGCATGTGCGCCCAAAAATCAATGAAGCCTGGAAGGTAATTAAAGATCAGGACAGCTCTGCAGACGAAAGAGAAGCCGCAAGATCAGTCATTGCAGCTCTTGGATCTCAGACCTCAGCAAACATGCAGTCTGGTAGAACAACTCAGACATTTTGTGATATGCATCTAATTCCTGATGAGTTTGGCTCTACTCTTAGCATTGCTGAGTGTACCCAAATGGCAGTGAAAGAGCTGCGTGAGTATCAGCCAATGGGTTCCACGCCTGATGAGCTAGAGCTGGATCACTGTAAGCGAGACAAATACTGTGAAGAGCTGCCTTTGGTGATCGAAAATTCAATCATGGGCCTCAAAGAGGCAATGGCAAAAGACAATAGGATTATAGGTGAAATAGAGCTTCTCGATACTTTGCCAGGGAATGCTGTGCCTCACTGCACTCTGCCCGATTATGGGCGCAGGGGAGATCTCAAAACAAAATGGTCAAAGTACGCTCCGAAAAATAAGCACGGTTGGACTACTAATTATCTTCCAACATCTTTATCGTCCATGAGCTGGGATATGAACAACGTGTTTCAGTGTGCCGGGTTCTGGGCGCTGAATGGTCATCAGCCCCCCTTCCTTGTTTACGCGAATGCATCAGACTACAGAATTTTTACACCTGAGAATGCGCCGGAACTTCGAGATGACTTTCTCCAGGACGTTGTAGATAAAATCTCAAGTCATCACAAAACGACTGAGAACATTCTCCGCGCAGCTCAAGACAAAGAGGAACTGTTAGGATTAGTCAGTCCTAATTGGCATGAACTGTATTGGAATCAACCACAATCATATCTCGATGAAGCAAAGAAATTCTGGGGAGTTCACTGATGGACGTAAAAGAAATCCAGGCCGCAATCACAAGTATGTCTAAAGTCAGGGTGCAAGGCGGAAAACAGTACTCAATGGTTGGCCAGAGAGTTGAAGCTTTCAGGAATCACGTTGGCTTAAATCTAGGGATCGAGACAGAGCTGATAATTAATGACGGTAAGACGGTACTGATCAAAGCTTTTATTCGCGACAAGACGGGTTTCTGCGTCAGCTCTGGATACGCTGAAGAGATCCGGGGAAGCACAAACATCAACAAGGGCGCAGCGATAGAGAACTGTGAAACTAGTGCCATAGGACGCGCCTTGGCGGCGTTAGGGCTACATGGCGGTGAGTACGCATCTGTAAACGAGATCGAAAAGCATCAGCGCAATGTTGATGCTCAAAAGCATACTCACCACGATGTATCCCCAGATATTCCAAGTAATGATCAAGAATGGCGCATCTGGGTGGATAAGCAAAAGGCTTTTATAAAAGGATCAAAAGAAGTTTACCAAATTAAAAAATGGGCCACAGATACAACTGTGCAACGCGAGGCTTTACAGGAATATAGTCGTGAACTCACGGCTGAACTAAAGGACTTTTACCAGCAGCATTGGGATAAATTAAACACTGGAGAAAGACGCTAATGCCGCACTTTTCAAAATCAAGTTTTAAAACAAAACAAACTCTCTCACCTGATCGTGAATACAGAGCAACTGCATACGTTAATATGCGTACCCGTTGGGATGACAATGCAGGACGTTATCAACCTATGACACAAGATCAGAAAGATATCTGTGAGCGATTGCATCGAGAGCTCCACGCTGCTGGAGTAGAGATCGGAGTCACAATTGCTGAGCGCAATCATGCACAAGAGATCAAAGACTTTCCAAAAGTCGCTTTCATTAGCCTCTTTGTAAACGAACCTAGGGAACAAAGCGAAGCGGTTGGAAATGTTGTCAACCAAACATACAACACTGCGCCGCGAGAAAAACAAACAGACCCGTGGGCGTGATGATGGAAGCCAACCTAATGACGATCAGTCAGGCTTCAGAGTTTTTGTTTGGCGATGTTTCGCGGGCGAATTATGAGCGAACACGAAGACTGTTAAAGCGTGATGAGATACACACTTTGAAACTTGGAAAGACGGTCTACGTTCCAAAAATTGTTTTGGATAAAATAATACGGGGGGAGGAAGCGCCAAGCCAGGCGCTTCCTTCTAATTAACCTTTTGCGAAACGGGAGAACTTGCTCGACATCCGGGCAAGAGCTTCCGCTTTGTCCTTCTCCTCTTCAATCCAGTGACCATAAATCCGTGTGGTTGTGTTAACATCACGGTGGCCCATCATATTGGATACTCTCCAAACATCGCCAGGATATTCCTGGAGAAGATTGGACGCAAAGAAGTGGCGCAAGTCATGCCAACGAATCGGGTGTACGTTTGCTGCGTCACAGGCTGCTTTAAGGCGGCGCTGAAACTTACGCTTCTCAATGTTTCTGCCTTGGCTCGGAAACACAAGCTCAGTATCAGCGGGTCTTCCACTGCGCATGTACAGTTCTTGCAGCTCACCTTTTAGACCGGGCTCAAGGTCAAGCTTACGCTTCCCTTTTGTAGTCTTAGGACAGCCAAGCGCTCCACAGTGCTTGTACGCTCTGTTAACGCGAACCTCATCGGCATTGAAGTCAATGTCGCCCCAGGTGATAGCACGTTGCTCACCCTGGCGCAGACCAGTAGCCAACGCAAAAAATGCAATCAAGCGCCACTCATCATCTAAATTATCTAAGATCTTGCTTACGACATTTGGCTGGATGCGCTCAACTTCGTAAGCATCTGCTGACTTCATAACTCCAGTAAGCTTTTGCCCTCTCGCCGGGTTACTCTGACGGCAACCTGACAACTTTGAAAAGTCAAAGAGTGCAATGAGTGATCCAATAATATTCTCGACTGTTTTCTTTGAGCGTCCTTCAGCAATCTGCTTGATGAGCTGAAGAGCCATCATGCCGTCTGAGATTTCACGCACTTTAGCTTTTAGAATTGGAGCATCGTTTAGTGTTAGCTTTAAGAAGAGCTTTGTGTGCCGGGTCTTGTCATCGTGCCAGCTTTTACTCACCAATCCATTGCGCAGCTTATCGTCGATGTGCGCAAAGAACTCTTGAGAAAGTTTGGAAACATTCCAATCCCAAGCCTTAGAAAAATCTCCAGTACCCTCAACTTCTAACTGAGCAATGAAGCGCTCTGCCTCACCTTCTGTGTAAAAGAAGTTTTGCTGACCTCGATAATTAACCAGGTACGCAGCCTTGTTAGCTTTCTTACGTGACTTCCAAAACTTTACTGATAAACGCATCTTGTATTCTCCCGTTAAGGTTGCTTGACTAATTATGTCAAATATAGATGCACTAACGATCAATTACAAGTGTGGACCCGGGGGTTTTCCCGGGTCCACGGTTTTCTTCGCGACCCAAACGCGACCCAGCCCCCTTTTTTTCTCCTTTTCCTTTAGGTACTTAGACCCGTGTAGCAACAGAAATGCCGGCATTTTTATTTAACTATTGCAATTACTTAGCTTGCATAGTATGTGTTCCTTGCTCCTAGAGCTATGGACATAAACGCGCTCACAATACACGGATCGGACCCGGGGGCGGTAACCGAAAATAAATGTGCGGTAGTGCGCGATTTTCATACAATTAAGGCAAATCTATGTCAATAGCGCGCAGTTATACACGCACGACACACCACTGCACACGACCCAAACGCGACCCGTGAGTCGCGACCCAAGCCAAAAATCACGCTTCCATGAGCCATCTGTAAATTTTCTTTGTCTTGCTAATCCTATCGTCTAGACCGTGAAAACCGCCGTTTACTTTACGTGTGATCTTCTTGATGATCTCTTCACTGACACCCTCGTCTGCCAGCTTAAACAATCCGTTCTTGTCAAAGAACCATTGCGCTGTTTCAAAGGCGTACTCTTCCTCTACCAGGCTAGGATCTGTCAGGACTTCTGGCACACTCATCTCTGACGCGAAGGATTGGTAGTTTGCTTTGCCTGTTAATTGCAGCCAGCCCCTGCCGATAAAGAGCTCTGCATCGTCCTCAGTTTCATTGCCGAGCGAACTGCGCAAATAGACTTTTCTAGCTATTTTGCTAGGTTGTCTGTGGTATTCTCTAGCCTCTGCTACACTTGTAAACCGGGTAGGCCATGTCGTCATCAGACCCTTCCAGCTGTAGTTTAGATTTTCTCTGCTGCGTTTAAAATTGCCACTTTCATGTGAAGCCTGGCCCAACAAATGGGCTCCACGTTCTGGAGATAGACCGTAAAATTTGGCTATTGACCGAGCTGTATTAGGACCGAACTCACCATCTTCAGCAGCGCCTATCTTGACCTGGAGCTTACGCATTGCATCACTCATTTCTTCCCAAATCCTTTTACTGTTCTTATTCCAAACGAGGCGGCAATCGACGCATACATTCCCCACTGAACCCACAGGGGGGTTGTCTCAAGGTTGGCAAATCCTTGTGCCATTGTGTCTTGAAGAGAAGGAATAAAATTTGCAGCAAGAATAAGAACGAACACAATTGTCCAAAGTTCGTCTTTCCAGCTATCCTTTGAAGCATCAATTGCTGACTGCTCCCAATCCATCTCCCCCGTGAGCTGTTTCTTTTTGATTTCTGCTTCAGTGATTTTGACAGCGGTTTTCGCATCAATGTACGACTTTGCCAGACCGCCAAGTGATCCAATGATCTGTCCTATCATTTGCTACTTCCAGATTTTAACTTTTTTTGGGTCAACGATCTTGGGGAGACAGTGCGCGTAGATTGTTTGTTTCGTGACCCCTTTGGCCGTCCTCGTTTTTTCGCCTGTTTCTTCGATCCATCTGGAGTAATCGGAACAGGTGACGATACTGTTGAAGTAGATTTCTTCGCCCGAATCATGGGTAATCCCATCAACAATGACCACCAATAGGAAGACGAGAACCATTTCATTTGGCTTTTCCTTCTGCGTTAACAAAGACTGCAAAAGTGCCTGTTAATGCTCCCATGCATACACTTACTAGACTAGCCGCTTGGGTGGTCATATCGTCGGGTGGAATGCTCATAAACCAATGCACAGCCTGGTATGTTAGAATTGTTACTACAAGCATCATGCCACGAACAAAGATCTTGTAGTCATCAATAAATGTTTTAGCCATTTTCTTCCTTACTTTGCGTATACAGCGAGCCAAATAAAACCAAACATTCCAGCGCAAAGGACAACAAACAAGGTTATGCCAGCCGCCCACTCCTTGATACTTTGTATCATCTCGTATCTAGCGTATTCGTTCTCGCGTTTTTGAATTCTGATCTCAGCTTCGATGCGCAAAAGCTCCTCGTAATGCGATGGTCCATAAACCGCACATATATAATTTTTGAGCTCCAATTTCATGGAATCACGCTGCTTTTTGGCAGCGAATATTTCCATCGCTTGCTGCTCGACACCGCCCCCCAAGATTTGAAAGACGCTAGGCTTATTGTTTTGCTTTTCGCAAAAATCGAGATCACTCATAGCACCAGCCCAGCGAGACAAGTCTGCGCTCATTGACTCCAAGTCTTTGCCTATTGTGATACCTTTTTTTAAAGCGTTGAAAGCAAACGTAGCTCCTTGGATTGCGGCCGCAACCTCAATCATTTAGGGTGACAGAACAAGCTTTAAAAGTAGTCCAATAATCGCAGCGCCCACACTTAAAAAAACCATCTCAATTCTTTTGACCCGGTTAAACAGATCTCGAAATTGAACATCAATAAGAGTTCGGATCGCCACAACTTCTTTCTCCAGCCCATCAATTCTTTCATGCGCTGATTGAACAGTCTTACTCATCATTACTCGTTTCTTCATTAATCTGTAAATGTATCAGCAGCCGAAATAGCTGCATCAATTGCTGTAAAATCTTCTGTAGTCCAATCAGTAAATGTCTTCTGGTGTTTGAGATAGCCCACACTACGCTTCACACGTTCTTTCTTTTCGTCATGGGTAAGGTCATGCCCAAAGTCTACATCCGTAGAAGCGTTACCTTTATTGTGCGTAGCGATTACTGTATTAATTGTTCTTGCGCCACCCAAACATGCCTCATGTGCTTTTGCTTTTGTCTGTGATGTTCTACTCATTTCAAGCCTCCAGCTTTGCTAAACGTGCTTCTAATGCATCGTTTTTTGCACTTAGTTCTTGGACTGCTTTAATAAGTGCAAAATTCATATCACTAGGTGTTACAATTTTAGTTCCATCACCTACATCTTGCACATCATCAGGAAATATTTCTTCTATTTCTTGAGCAATAACTCCTGTCTTAATACCTGATTTTTCAATCAAGCTTAATCCTTTACCGTTATTGAGTGCTTTAACATCATCGTCTAATTCGTCAAAAGTACGATACTCAAAGTTTCTTATTTTTATTAGGTTTATTTTATCTAGACCTGCATCACTATCTGTAATATTTTTCTTGATGCGTTTATCTGAAGTTTGCGCCCAAGCCGTAGAATTATCACCATTGATACAAGTTCCAGTTGAAGTGCCATGTATCCAAACTTGATCATTACCAGCAGCCGCATTTGATCTAGCTATGTACAGAAGATTAGATCCTGTCGTTACTTGATCACGACCTGCGTCATGGCCAATAAAAACATTGTCACTTCCAGTTGTCAGACTCAATCCAGCCGATCTACCTAGAATTGCATTTCCGTTGGCAGCACCTTGAATATTAGTGCCAGCTTCAGCACCAACTACAGTATTTTCATTCCCTGTGTGTGCGGTACTAGACGAACCAATACCTGCCTGATAACCAAGAAACGTGTTAAAACCACCCGTTGTTGTGTTAGCCCCACAACTGTATCCCACAAAAGTATCAGAAACCCCTGTTGTAACATCATTGCCAGCAGCATAACCAACCGCAGTATTTCCAGTTATAACTGCTGAAGTCTGGTTTTGATTAAATAAAGAAAAAGTTCCAATTGCTGTTGTGCGAGAACCTAATGTGTCAGTAGTAAGGGCAGATTGTCCAAGGGCTGTATTATAATCTGCGTCAGTAAGTGCATCACCAGCATTAGATCCAAGAAAAGTATTTTGAACCCCTGTTGTCAGAGCATTTCCAGCAAATTGTCCAACGGCTGTATTAAAGCCATTTGCACCAACATTCATATTTTCTAAAGCTTTTCGGCCAACCGCTACATTAAAACTATGAGCATCTTCACTTTTAAGTGCATTATATCCAATAGCTACATTAGAATCACCTGTGGTCAGTGCAGTACCAGCTTCATCACCAATTACTGTGTTTTCATTACCGCCAGAGGCTATTGAGTTTCCAGCGTTTACACCTACACGAACATTATTTGTACCAGCAGAAGCAGTAATAATATCCGCACCATCAGCAAAAGTAACATCAGCCGCAAAGTTTACTGCACCATCTACATCCACTGCATCTAGGTTGGTTGTTCCATCCACGTCTATGTCGCCAGAGATGTCTAGTGAAGCAAAAACAGAAGTGCCTGTTGCAGTCACAGTTCCCGATACGTCAAGATTGCCATTAACATCTACAAGAGTTGCATTAAGCTCAATCTCATCAGTAGCATTGATGTCAAGCACAGTAGCAGATGGTGCATTAATAAACTGTGACGCATCATTAAACTGAATAGCCATTGTACTGTTTAACAATAAACCTGTGTCGGCTACATGAGTAAGTGTAACATCATTATCAGCGCCAAAGCCTAGCACCGCAGCGTCACTATCTAGTTTAAGATCATTACTAACATTAACCGAAGTAGAAGCATTTAAGTCTACGGTGGGTGCAGTAATCTCTAGCTCTGTGTCTGCATCTATATCTAGCTGACCATCGCCGCTCGAATTTATAAATAAATCACTGTCTCGAAAACTAACTTTATTTGTTGTCGAAATTGCAAGCCCAGAAGATGTCGCCGAAGCAACTGAATTAATGTCTGAAATATTGCTTGCTACCGTGTTTACATTTGAAATTGAACCAGAAACATTTGACATTGCTGTTACATTTGCAGACGTTCCGAGAATACTCATGTCCGTTACAATATCTGAAGTAGCAAGGATACTCATGTCCTCGATTACTGCACTGGTTGCGAGCAGTGCCATGTCCGTAATTACTGCGCTGGCGGCTAAAGCATCTATATTTGTTTGTTCAGAACTCGTAGGAGTAAGGTTAACCCAAGCCGAGCCATTATAAACCTTCATAAGGTTACTGCTTGAGTTATAGAAAAGATCTCCAGTATTAAGATTTGAAGTTGGATCAGATGATCCAGTGCTATACTGACCAGTGAAAGAAGTTGCTGCGTTCTCTGCCAAAACTTGAGAAGATGCAGCTGCTGCTTGTGCGTTTGTCGCAGTGGTGGCACTTGAAGCAGCCGCCGTTGCAGAAGATGCTGCTCCTGTTGCAGAAGATGCCGCCGCTGTAGCAGATGTACTCGCCGCCGAAGCACTCGATGCAGCTGCTGTTTGTGAGGTTGTAGCAGAACTTGCATCAACAATTAACGTATATTTTGCAGAATTTGTATTGCTCGTTAAAGGTTCAGATCCTGATGATGTATGTGCTTCATTAACTAAAAAGATATTGTTAGTGGACGTATCCTTTATTAGATCACGAACAACGTAAGCAGTGGATGCAGCAAAATCACCTCGGTAAGTTCCAAGCTCTTGAGTTACTGACAAGTCGCCAGAACTGTCAAAAGCAAAGACTTTGTTCGCTCGATTTGTAGAGCTTATTGTAAATTCTGAACCAGAAATTGTGTTTGTCTTACTCGCTTTAATTGCACGACCTAGCTCTTCGTCATGTTGTTGAACCATGAAAGTAAGTTTGTCTAAACTGTCTTCGATGCTGGCGCTTGGAAACGGATCGTTGGCAACCAGGTCAAGGCCTTGTGTCAATGGTTGCTGGCGCAAAATAACAACAGTCACGCCAGAAGCTGGGGCAGATCCAAACGTTACATTCCCACCACTTGACGAGCCTGCGCCTGAAACAGTGTAGTGTGTTGTAATCGTTTGAGTTGTCTCAGTACCGTCCGCTGCTCGCAAAATCACTGTCAGATCACTGTCAGCGAATATCTTAAATGAATATGCAAATGCTGTTGTAGAACCGTTTCCAGAAAAGGACACGCGGTTGGTTGACGATGAAACGGTCATTGAATTCTTCCTTGTGCTTTTGCTTCCTCAAGATCAATTATTGCCTGTCGTAAATTTTCTGATCCCATTTCTGGGTCGTTTAAAAATTCGACAATGCCAGTATTGTAAAATTCGCGTTCAATATCTTTGAGCATTTTCTTTCTAGCAAAGTCATTTTCAGAATAAATGTATGCTGAATCTTTTATTCTAATCGCCAATGCTTTTCTGAAATCCACAGATCCAATGCCAGATATGTATGTAACGTGTTTATTTTTTACAAATCCTGTTAAATCGGATTCGTCACCAAATCCAAGCGGAACGCCGCGAATACTACTTCTGTTAGTTAGCCCCGACGATCCTGTTGAAATCGACAGACGATGCAGCTCTTTCTCCAAATCGTTTGGAGCCCTGCCCTCTTCAATTCTAACGCCTAAAATACGATTTCTAATTGCAGCGACAGGACGATCATAAACACTAATAGTGTTTCTTTTTTTAACGTTTCCTAGCACATCATAAACAACCGCATTCATATCTCGCTCATCAATAAATAGACTGTCTTTTTGCATGTAGCTTTGAAACGACTGAATCGTTGTTGCCATCGAACTCTGTTTTGGGGTTCCAATTAATAAATAGTTTGGCTCATTAGTTCGCCCCTTTGTGTGAAAATATTGAAACGGAGTAACGATTTTACCATCTGCATCTTTAACTGCCTCAACACCCGAAAGTATGTCAGCTTCAGTATAGTATTGTTTATCCATTCGAGGCCGCGTTTGTGTGGGGTCATAAAGATCCATTCCGACCCTTTGGATCGCACTCATAGGATTTGGAACAACACCAAGAACACTGCTGCTTTCAGCAAAAGAACGGGTTAAAAGATCTACTCTTCCAGTATCAATTGCGTTAATTACGTCCGCGATACCTTGAAGCATTGGAAGCTCTTTGTAGTAATCTACGGTAGTTGCTAGTCCAGCCAATATTGCATCACTGGCATATTCTATCCCTTGTCGCTCACCAGGTATCATAGATATTTTTTGAAACAGATTTGCACCGACCCCTATAATAGCACCAACGGGCTCAAAGCCAGCATAAGAAACATATTTTATTGGTCCATTCGGCATTCCTAAATCATCGTATAGTGGAAGATCCTCTCCATTTTTGTCTTTAGGCCAGCCTTCGTTTTTTACAACAAAGCTGTAAGGTTGCCAGCCTGGAGGCAAAGTATCCCAATCTTTTCTGTTTTCTGGGTAGGCCCCCGTTATTCGGCCTTCCGCAGCGTATTGCGAAAATTGATACATAGTATATGTGCCGAGAGTTGCCCGCCCAGCCATAAGCTGCCTCTGTTTTGGGTTCATATTCTCAACGTTTACAACAGATCTAACCCCGCCGATCGGAGAGAACTCTGCAAGTTTTAACATTGAGTTTGTCGGAGCTGTCGCAAACGGTATTATGAATCTGCCAAGCCAATAGCTTTGAAGATAACTTGCAGCATTTGAAATACCTTTAAGCTTTGTTTGCATCGTATCATAATTGGCAATGATATCTAAATCATCGCCAATTGATCTAGGATCAAGCAAGAGCATTCCAGCCTCTGCTTCTGCTTCATCTGCGGAGCGACCCTCTCGTAAAACTTGTTGGTATCTCTGATTGACACGTGTGTACAACTCGCCGCGCTGAGACACGACTTTGAAAAACTCATCAGCAGCCAGTAGTGTTCTAAACGGAATACGTAGTACTTTACCTAGTGTATTAACGGCTTGTCCCATCGACGTATTCGGATTACCAGAGATCGCTGCATATTGCTCTAAATCTAATTTGTTAGGACGTTTACCGGGTAGCTCAGTTTTAAAGGCAGTAGAACCTGCTCTCCAAGCATCTTTAAAACTATCGTTCCAGCCCTTAATTCTCAGTAGAGCATCTTCCATGTAAACTTGTTCTGGTGAAATTTCAAAACCAGCAGTGTTTTGTATTTTACGAATCGCGCTCCCGTAAGCTCCTGCTGCTATTTCTGCTGGAATTTGATAGAGCATAAACGAACCAGTGCCGACAATATTTTTGACTTGAGTAGAGGCGTTCCAAAGAAGACCAACTAGATAAGCTTCGTGAACTGCTCGTTTTGTTTTTGCATAGAACGATTTGATTGCGAACATATTAATGCCGCCCTGCCCGCTTTCTGCTCCAACTGCCAGAAACTTATCAACCATTTCATCTGTCAGCTCCGCTCCACCGCCATCATCAAGCAAGCGCTGAACAGCCGCGCTTGAAGCGTTTGCCATTTCTTCGCCGCCCACCATAATGTTGAAAGACTGAAGAGCTCGAGCTGTTTCTGTTTGTGCTCCCTTGAGTTGTAACTGTATTCCCGCATGGATTGATAACTGTCTTCGAAACTGCAACCGTGTGAGAGCATCTCCCTCACCGCTCTTAATTGTCTGACCAAGATCAATCAGCCGGGTTGCACTTCTTGTGAGTAATTCACGCCCAGCAACAAATTGGCTTGCGGAAAGTCCACCGTCTTTAATATTACGTTTAAGAAGCATCCGAGAAAAACCAAGCTCATCTGCAAGAATTTCTGCTGCCTCTTCCATCGTTTGTTCATTTGATACTTTGCCGCGAGTGCGTGCGACTTGCTCAACCTTATACTCATCACCAACAGCAGTTAATGCTGCATATAGGTCATCGTATCCATCAATCCGATCAAAGTTAAACGGACCACCTTGTGCTAGACTTTTAATATTTTTATCGTGTGCAGCAATCTTTTCTAGTATCGTGTTTGATTTTTGCTCATCAGCAATAGCGCTATTAGGACCAAAACCCTTGGCATCAGCGGTAAGCGCTTGTTGTGCTTTTCGATTTGCCTCTTCTGCTAAAATTCGAGCTTCTTCTCTTTGAGCTGCATCTGCATCCAAGGCCTTTTCAGCATCTTGAATCAGTTCATCTGATCTGTTTGGAAAGGCGCTATATCCTCTTCGCTGAAACTCTTCCAATGCTGGAGTTGACAAGACCTGGGGCGCAACTCTCTTTTGAGTTTCTAGATAAGACCCGGTTCCATCTTGAGGCATAAGCACTTCTTCAACGGGCGTGGGAACTCTGCCAGCCCCTTTTGTTATTGGAGCTGTAGCTGCGTCAATATTTTCTGGCGTTTGAGGTATTGGTACATCATTAGGTTGTTTTGAGAGCAGCTTTATTAAACTACCAAGGCCCGCAACCTCAACGCCTTGAGCCGGATCTGTTGCAAACTCTGTAGGCGCACCAGCATTGTTGATTGCCTCGCGCTGCATTTGCTCCTGTGATAGAACTTGTGGGTCAACTGCCATGTGGATCTCGCAATAAAAAAGGACGCTAAAAAGCGTCCTGTGTTTCTTCTTATTTAGTTTATTTAGTCTTCAGACTTCTCGTCTGGTTCCGCTTCCATTGGCATAACTTCACGCTTTTTGTACAATTTTTGCACAAGGCTCATCACATTACTCTGTGATTGGTTTTCCTGTGTTTCTGATGAACTCGTCGAGTTTTCCACGATCTACTCCTTTAAATTCAAACCAAGGAATGCTGCCACCCTCGAATGCCTTTACTCCAGGGAAGTCATTAGGCAGTACCCCAGACTTCTTACTAAACACTTCCTTAAACATATCATCTAATTGTTCTTTTGTAAATTGAAAGGGCTGACCATCACTTGTGTTGTAAATAAAACGATTGCCGCCATTAGGTAGTTTTTCATATTGCACCCCAGAGAACTTAGTATGAAATCTACCTTCTCTTACTGGAACTGAAGCTGTTGGTGATATTTTTGCTCCATCTTTCGGCG